CATACGGATTCATTCCCGTACCGCTTAAGGACAAGTTTTCCGTATCGGTCTATCTGGCAGAAACAGCCAAGCACCTGTGCCACATAAAAGACCATGTCACGGAAGGTCTCTATATCATTATCCGAATATATACCGAGCGTGGTCTTACCGTTCGGAAAGGCACTGATCTCCGCAACCGTCTGTGCCATTTCCACCTTGCATGCATCACACGCGGCTTTTAAGAACTGGTATGGCGTTCCGCTTGAGGATTCCAGTTTCAGGGACTTCTCAAAACGGAGCATATGGTCATAGCCTTTCAGTTCCAATGTCCGCACCTTCCTGTTGGCTTCGGAAACTTCATAGATTCCCATCGGTATGGACTCCGTTGTCCCGTCCAGAAGTGTCAGACGGTAATAAAGCCGTACCTCGGCATCTTCCAGAGTGTAACGGTCGATCTCCGAAAACAGGCTGATTCCCATTTCTGCTGCATACACTGTTCCGAGTTCTATCTCCGTGTTACTGCAGCACTGCCATTTTATGTAGCCGGAACCCTTCACGATATCCTTTGCCGTGAATTCATGTACCTTTCCGGCTTTTGTCGTGATCGAACCGTACCACTCATATTTTCTTGTATTCTGCCTTACGGCATTTTTGAATTTCTCTGATACTTCGATCACAGCATCTGCCTCCTACATTTCTTTCAGGGTAAAGGATACCGTCCACAGTCCCTTATAGGATGTGTCCTTTTTAAGTGCTGCCTTAAATCCCGTGATATACATTTCTGCATCTTTCAGTTCCAGTGTTTCCGTGTCAAAATATTTCACTGCTATCTTCGGCATCTTGGAATATGCCGTCAGCAGTTTCAGCCACTTTGGGGACACGGAAAAAGAGACGGAAATGTCAGCCACTCCCGTCCTTACTACATCCCTCTGTGTGGTTCCCGCCTCTGTTTCACCACCGGAGTCCGCCTCGACATCTGACAGTCCGATATCGTAGGAATCCGGCAGAGGCAGAGGCTTCTCATTAAAAACAAGATATTGTATATATGCCATTTTTATCTGCCCCCGCTTCTTAAGTTCGCCCTCTGCTGTGCCGAAACAATAACCTCATCAAGTATCGTACCACCAAGGTACACAGGAATGACAATGTCACCGCTGTCCGGTTTGATATTCTCGATTGCAGAAGTAATTGCAGAAAGCATCCCGGAAATGCCTTCCGGCTGTGCTGCCGTTCCTGTTCCCGTCATGCTTTCCATGCTGCTGACCTTCGGACTGACTACCATATCGGAAGATACACCGCTTACCGCCTTTTGGATCATGCCCCGGCTCTTTTCGATACCCTTGGCAAGACCTCCCATAAAGTCAGGCATCCATGATTCATAATCCGTCAGCGGGCCTTCATCCGGCACGGAGAAGTGAAGGAATGACTTGATCTTGTCCGCCACACCCTTAACGGCATCCCCGACTGCACCGATACAGCTCTTGATTCCGTTTACGATTCCCATGACCAGATCCTTGCCCCAGGTAAATGCCTGTGAAGCAAGCCCCGTGATATGGTTTTTCACATTAGAAAAACCTGTCTTTACTGCATTCAGGACATTTCCCATCGCACCTTTCACCGCATTTACGATTCCATTGAATACGGATGTGACCGCACCCTTGATTGCACCAAGCACCGTTGAAACGGTCGACCTGATGGTATTCCATATGGTGGTGATCGTACTCTTAATCGTATTCATGATGGTGGTAATGGAGTTCTTGACCGCAGTAAAATCCCCTGTAATCAGTCCCTTGATCCCGCTTACCACGGCACTGATGATGGTCTTGATGGCATTCCATACCGTGGAAAAAATCGTCTTTATTGCATTCAGTACAGTAATAATGACTGTTTTTATCGTATTCCATACCGTTGTAATGACAGTCTGGATAATCGTCAGGACTGTCTGAATAATCGTTTTGTAGATATTGAAATACGTTGTCACCAGTGTTTTTATCACATTAAAAACTGTAGTAAATACACCCTTGATGGCTTCCCAGATGGTCGTGATGACCGTCTTTGTCACATTGAAAACCGTCTGGATGATGGTCTTATACAGATTGAAATAAGTCGTTACCAGGGTCTTGATCACTTCAAACACGGTCGAGAAGATAGTCTTGATGGCTTCCCACACCTGTGAGAAGAATTCCTTGATTGCATTCCATACCGTAATTGCAACCTGTTTTACGTTCTCCCAGAGGTCGATCCAGAACTGGCGGAACCCGTCACAGTTATTCCAGAGATAAATAAAAGCAGCCACAAGAGCTGCAATGGCTGCGATAATAAGTACGATTGGATTTGCGAGCATCGTTGTATTCAGTGCTGCAAAAGCCCCCTTCACCGTATTGATGACTCCGGCAATCTTCGGTACAACCGTCATGATCGTACCGACTGCGGATATGACCTTTCCAATCACGATAAGCACGGGACCAAGTGCTGCCGCCAGAAGAGCTATCGTAACGACCGTCTTCTTCGTACCCTCACTCAGTCCATTCAACCAGTCCACAAATTTCTGCACCCATCCCACGATCTGTTTGATGGCCGGCATCAGAAGTTCCCCAAAAGATATCGCCAGACCTTCCAATGCGGATTTTAAGATAGTGATCTGTCCCTGTAAGTTATCAAGCTGTGTATCTGCCATCTGCTGTGCAGCACCACCGCTTTCCGTGATGGATTTCTGTAAGCTGTCCCATGTGCTTCCTGTATTGGCAAGCAGTGCATTTACAGAAGACAGGTCCGTCTTGTTAAAAATCGTGCCGATGATGTTGGACTTCTCCGCTGATGTCATTCCGTCCATGCTCTTATTCAGATCACCAAGGATATCATTCATTGACCGCATGTTTCCTTCGGAATCATATACGGAAATGCCCAGTGCTTCCATCTGGGCGGCTGCTTTATCCGTAGGATTCTGCAGTGACAGGATAATGTTACGAAGATGCGTACCGCCTTCTGCCCCCTTGATACCATTATTGGCAAGAATACCAAGTGCGGTATTGAGTTCTGCCGTACCGCCCTTGATGGATTTAGCTGTCGCACCAATGGTAAGGATTCCCTCGCCCAGCTGTGCAACCGATGTATTCGTGGTAGATGCGGTCTTTGCCATCTGGTCTACCATCGTTTCTGCCTCGTCCACGCCCATGCCAAGTGCAGACATTGCATCCGTTACCATATCAGAAGCATCCGCAAGGGCAATATCCCCGGCAGCTGCCAGGTTAAGTACGGTCGGCAGTGTATTACACATCTGCTCCGTGTCATATCCGGCAAGAGCCAGGTAATTTAATGCCTCGGCACACTCGGATGCAGAGAAGGCTGTTTCTGCCCCCATCTTCTTTGCCAGCTTGGAAAGGGTATCCATTGTATTTACGGACTGTCCGTTTACCTTAGACATGGAATCTTTTGTGATTCCCATAGTAGCCTGTACCTGTGACATAGAAGATTCAAAGTTTGCTGCCGTTGTTACGGATGCCGTACCAAGTGCAGTCACCCCGGCTGTTACTGGGAGGAGTTTCTGTCCGGCAGATGAAATGTTGTCACCGACCGTCTTAAATTTTTCGCCTGTTGCTGCAATCTTCTGTACTGCCGTAGCGGACTGGTTCGCCTGTGTTTCCAGATTCTTTAAGTCCTGCTCAGTTTCCACGATTTCCCTCTGAAGGGCATCGTACTGCTCCTTTGAGATCTCGCCATTGGCAAGTGCCGTATTTGCCTGTTCTGCTGCGGTCTTTAAGGTGGCCAGCTTCTCTTTTGTCTCACTGACCGCTTCCGCAAGCAGTTTATGCTTCTGTGCCAGAAGCTCCGTATTACCCGGATCAAGTTTCAGCAGCTTGTTCACATCCTTAAGCTGTGACTGGGTGGACTTGATCTGTCCGTTCACACCCTTCAGGGCGTTCTGCAGTTTGGTTGTATCACCACCGATTTCAACGGTAATACCCTGAATACGGCTTGCCATGCCTTTCACCTCCTCCTAAAAATGGGTACAAAAAAAGGAGCATCTCTGCTCCGTAACAAAAGAAAAACACCTGCCATTTCTGACAGATGTCCTATGTAATATTATTTATATTATTATTCGATTTGTTTTATTTATATTCGATAGCGTAGTAGACATTAATGCATTTTTCATTAATTCATCATCATTTCTTCCTGCCCCTACCACCAACTCTTCCGGTGATAATCTACCATCAATCATGGCATATACCAAATCCACATAGTGTAAAAATTCATCGTATCCAGCCGGATCAACTTCTCTCGGATGAATTATGTCATATTCTATATCTATATGTGTGTCCTTATATATTTTATTTAAAATTTTATGATAATCATTTTCGATATCAAAATATATAATTGGAACATCATATCTATCCGCAAGTATAGCTGGCAAGACATATTTAATACCATCTTTTGATGCTTTGACTTGTAAGCCAGCAATTCTTGCGGAAGTTGCAGAATAATTATCCCCGTCTTTCATAACAGCCAATTCATTATAATCATTAACCCACACTATGTCTCGCTGGGTATCTGATGGATTATAGATTTTAGGATAATTTATTTTTGTATAATTTAATCCTGTACCAAGCGCCCAAAATTTATCTGCAGTTTTCATTTTTGCCTGTTTTTTACGTGCTATAGAAAAATATTTCCTGTTTACACCAGCATCATGATTACAATTCCTAACAATAATTGCTTCTGCTATTCTCCCCAACAACTGCATTGCTGTTCTATTAATATCACTTTGTAGAATAACTCCAAGAATTAATTTTCCATTTTCATTGTATCGTATCACATTTAAGCCATCTACCAATAAATCATATAATTCCCTGCCATACAAAACTTTTTGTATTTCAATATTTTTTGTTCCATACATAAATTCATTATATGGTTGCGAACAAATTATTTTCCCGTCTCCATCCTTGACTTCGATGTTTACACTATATTCATTCATCAGCAATTCCTCTTTAAATCAAATGTCTTGTTATATGTTATATAGCCAATATTTAATTTAAATTACGTCATCAAATATGGTCCTTTTCTCCAAATAAGTATAGCAGAAAAGAACCATACTCTCAATCATCAGAAACGGTCGAAGTCTTCCTGTGTTGCAAGTTCGGCATACTTATAGTCATCATTCCGGCTCTCACTGTACATATCATTGATGAGTCCTATTGACAGCATTTCAAGGTCTGCCATTGACAGACCTAATTGTACACATCGGAGCAGAAACAGCGGTGTTGTCATTTCACGCTCTGTTGGACGAAGTTTTTTTTAGCTTCCACATCTGTTTTTACATTCAGCCCCCACAGTTCAATCAGTTGTGGCAGAACCTGATAAATTGAAAATGTATTGAAATTATCAAGCCACTCCTCTGGCGTATCAGGAATAGTCGGATCAGCATGTTTCGCCATGATAAAAGCAATGTTCTCAAACATCTCAAGGGAAAACATATCAAGGTTTGATGATTCTTCTTTTCCGTCACCGATGCTCTTTTCAAGTAATGCCAGGTCTTTATAAATATCTCTCTGAAATTTTAATCTGTAGATTCTTGGGATGGCTGCACTCGCCTTGAATGCAACCATCTGTCCATCAATTTCTATATCCTTTCTGATACCCATGTCTTATTCCTCCTTATGATACACTCTTGGTTGATTTTGCTGACTGCTGCTCCGCTGTGGAAGCTGCCGGAAGATACACGCTCTTGTACCAGTTATTGTAAACAGTCTCAGTTGTGGAATCTCCCGTTTTTGCCTTGACATATCCGTCTGCCATAGGTCTTGCCTTGATGGTCAGTGTTTCCGTCTGCACTTCCTTATCTTCCTCATTCGTCTTGGACTCAATGGTCGGACGGGATGCGGAACAGTTATAAAGCACATGGCGGATCTTACGGATATCACCGTCAAATTCAAACAGGAGTGCAAAGCTGCCTGTTTCGGAATTTGCATTCTCCACAAGCACCTTATTGGCATCCTGCTCCTCTTTTAAGATATCCGTGCGGAAAGATTCAGGGATCATTGCAAGTTCAAGGTCACCATCGTATCCCTGGTTGTTATTGATCACGTAATATTCAATGCCGTCCGCATAAAATGACTCCGGCTCTCCTGTCGGATCCATGCTGATGGATACCGCACCGGGCATCGGCACGGGTGTTCCAAAGCTGACCGTACCTTCCTCTGCAAC